GAGAAGGAGAGGAAGGAAGGAGACGAAGGAGGCATTGGTAAAAATGTCGCTGCAACAGCTGTAACAGCAGCTTATAAGAAGTCTAATCCTAAGCGAAAAATTATTGTGGTTTCTGCTTGGCCTGAAGTCTGGGTTAAAAATAAAGACGTTGCTAGATTCTACAGAATAGGTAACACGCCTTATTTTTATCAAGACGTTATCAAGGGTAAAGATGTTAAAATATTTGCTCAAGATCCATATAAACAAACTAATCATATTACGAAAAAGTCACACTTAATTAAGACATGGTGTGATATGATTGGTACAAAGTATAATGGTGAAAAGCCTGTTCTAAATTTTAATTTTAGAGAAATAGAAGAAGCTCGAGCTTACATGAGTCAGTTTGCTAATGGTGATAAACCTTTACTAGCATTTCAACCATTTGGCGGACCTGGCCCAGATCATCAGCAGCATCCCTACTCATGGACAAGAGATATGCACCCTGGTCAAGCGCAGGAGGTTGTAGATATACTATCACAAAAATATAATATTGTACATATATGTTATGAATTTCACCCTAGATTAAATAACTGTCACCGTTTCGATAAAATGATTGGTAAAAAGCCTCTTTTTGCTATGATTGCTCACGCAGAGAAAAGACTGTTTATTGATTCATCTTTACAGCATGCTGCAGTTCCTCTTCAATTACCCTCTGTTGTTGTATGGGTTAATACACAGCCTAAGGTATTTGGATATGAAATGCATACTAACATTGTACCTAAGGTAGCGCGTAATGAAGGTACAGTTGATTCATATCTATATGATTATGACTTTCAAGGTGTAATTCATCAATGTCCTTATGATAGCATAGATGAGTTACACGACGTACAGGCTATTGTTAAAGCAGTTGATGCTTAATAATACGAGCCGTAGATATCTGTATCGTTAACATCCATATCCATTACCTGTGTCTTTGATACTGTATTAATATCGTATGGATCATGCTCATTAGGATACGTCTTACCGTCAGAAGCAGACTGACTAAATAAATCAGTTGATAGTATTCCACTCTTAGTACTATCGTAAACTTGTTCGTTAACAGGTTCGCTTGACAGTCCAGATTCAAAGGAGTAATTAAATCTCTTACCTCGAAGTCTATAAATATAATGACCTAATATCGGATTTAATGTAGCTAAATCTTGATCCATTCTTTCGGTTACTTGAAACATTACAGATCCTCGCTGGTTAGGTCTATCACACCCTAAAACTTTCAAATCGATTACATCACCAGCTTTTGGTTCAATTGCTTGCCCTACATTAGCGTAATTAAAATATGCTGATGCTGTAGACTGGAATGTGCTTATATGTACAAAAGCTGTAAATTCATCATCTGGATCAAAGCCAAACTTAGATAAGTTTACAGCATCATCTGATAGTTCAACATACATTTGCATTCCGGAAAGTGGTCCTTGAAATTGTCTTCTATCAGTTTCGTTTCCAAAATCTTCACCATACAGCAAATCAGCAGCTGAAAGGTTAAAAGTATTAATGTAATACTCAACCGGAATTCCAAAATTATTAATTAAATCATTATATGCCTGATCAAATACTAGCTGCTCTGCTTGTAAATTAAACGGATTTACTAACTGCCCGCAAGAAGGTATTGCTGTTGCAGCTAAAACTTCTTCTGGCAAGCAGTTTAATCTATTTTGATTACATGGAGGTGTTGATGGCATTTTATTTTTTCTTTAACATTCCACATTGGTTTCCTTCATTATCTTCAAACATTTGTACTTCAACACCAGAGTTGCCAAGGCTGTTTGTTACACCTGGCTTGTAATCTACTGTATAGGCAGCTAATGTATCTAAAAGAGGTTGCCCCATTAATTTTATTTGATGTGCTGATCCGTTAACGAGATTTGCTACATGGGGACATTTATGTTTATATTGTTTTGGTAGTGTATTTAAATTCTTCTTTGCTAAGCCAACACGATTTGGATTTTTTCCGTTTTTCATATGCGGGTTCATAATAGGATCACCCTGAAAGTATTCAAAAAATGTCTTAAATTTTTCTGTATAGATTCGATCGTAAGATGAAGATATTAAATCTATCAGATCGCCGATAGCTTCTGTATTACGTAATACCTTAAACGCTAAGTTTTCAATACTAAACTCTCCCTCACGCGCTAATCCTCGCTTACGCATCTTGGATATTTTTTCTTTTAACTCTTTACCGCAATCATGTAATTTCTTAGCTTCATCACCATCAGCTTGTGATAGCTCTTCTTTTAGAATCTCTATTTCTGTTTCAATTGCTTTAGCTTTTTTAAATACATCGTTAATGTCTATTGACGGAGGATCAAAAGACGGTTCAGTGATCCATTTATCGTCCTTTAGTGAATAAAGACCAGAAGCAACATGCGGCTCATCTTTATCTTGCATATACATTTCAACATCATGTCCTCTAAGATTTACATTATGTCTAAGATTCCATACAAATCGAGGACCGTCGAGAGATCTTTTAACCAAATCTTCATCCTCATTAATATCTTTAAAATCAATTAGTACATGGACATCAAGATCAGAATGCTCGTTATAATTATAATTACTGTTACTACCGGTTAAAGTAATATCATGTATATCTACTCCTTGAAGATCCAAGCTCTCTACAAAATCATCAGTTATAGCTAAAAGCTTATTTCTTATGTCAGGATCAAATTTATTATCTTCTGACCAAAATTTTTGATTGAGTGTGTTATTGTAGAACCTCACAATTATATTTATTAAAAAAGCCCGAAGAGGGGTACTCAACGGGCTTTTTATTATTGTTTAATTTTTGAGCGGCTTATTCGAAAGCGTTTTTACCAACAGGCAATTTACCAACTTTGTTGTTCTTTCCCATATTAACGGTATGGTTAAGAGTAGATCCAGCATCAACACCGTAACCTCCACCGTCTTTCATCTTAGCAGCGCCAGTTGGCTTTAAGTTACCAACTTTATTTTGACTGCCTCTGCCGTAATTAACTTCTCCTTTAAGAGTAGAACCAGCATCAATACCATATCCACCGCCGTCTTTCATTACTGCTTCCTCATCCTCTTCATAATCTTTTATTTCACTCTTACGACCAGTCTTTTTATTAAACCTACGAGGATGATCTCCTTTATTACCACCATAAGTTTTCTGTCTAGCCGTTTCAGCATCCTCTTCAAACTCTGTGTCGGTTACCTCTTCAACATCAACATCAATGTCAACTTCTGTTTCTTGTTGTGCGATGGCTGTTTGTAAGATATCACAAAGTTCTTGTGCTAATTGACCGGGAATGGAAACTGTGATCTCTTCTGGAACGTCATCAACTTCAATGTCAGTTTCTGTTTCAATTCCTAAAGCTTCAAGTTCAGTTACATCTTCAGCATCTTCACCGAAGCTCTCACTTATCATTACCTTATTATAAAGTTTATCAAATACGGATTTGCTCATAAAATTATTTAGGCCAGCGCGTGCAATTTTCTCGTGTTCTTCCAAAAATTCTTCATCTTCTTCATCAGGCCGATCAAACCAACCATGTTTTTCAGCTTTTTTGTATACACATCTTTTTATACCTTCAGGATCTGGAGCATTATGTGCATAGGATAAAGCAGCTCGAGCTCTTTTTTCTGAATTAACTGGGAAGGTTCCTGGAGCTGCACCACCAGCAGGGCCACAAAAATCATCTTTATCAACATCTGAATAGTCACCAGCACTTGAACTACCTTCCTTATCTCTTTCTTTATCTAAATCTTTACCCCAACGATCTCTATATGATCTTTCTTTATCAGTATCCTCTTCATCCTCTTCAGGGCCTACTACGCCAGAATATGGCACCTGATCAAATTCTGGACCTGTTGGATCTGGACCGTCAGTGTTACCTGGATTATTACCATCACCGTAAGTATATCCCTTTATGTTGTAGATGTTATCTTCTTTATCTTTTTCAGACATTTTAGTAATATCGAGTAAAGGTGGTCTAAATCCTCCTTCTTCTTGTGGACCGCCTGTCTCTAAAGGCGCTGCACCAACCTCACCAGCTGGTACCTCCTCATTAACAACTACTCTACTGAAGACATCTTCATATGCTTCACCTAATGATATCCAGTCTTTCTTTTTTGACATGTAATTATTTATGCTAAGCATTAAATATTTCTGTGGCTAGACAAGATAATATGTTCTATATGGGTAATAAAAATTTACCCAATGTTAACTGGAAGGGTGAGTACACTAAACAGCAAGTAAAGGATCTCAAAAAAGCTAGTAGTAATATACTATATTTCGCTGAAAATTTCTTCCATATTGTTAACCTTGATAGAGGTAAAGAAAAAATAGCTTTATATAAGCCACAAAAACGCGCATTGCGAAAGATGAGAGATAATAGATTCTTTTGTCTTTTAGCTTCTAGACAGATTGGCAAGTCAACTATGATGACCATATACATATTATGGCAGGCATGTTTTAATAATGATCAACGTATACTTCTCGTAGCTAACAAAGAAGCAACCGCTATTGAAATCTTTCAGAGAGTTCGAATGGCGTATGAGGAGCTTCCGAACTGGTTAAAACCACCCGTTAAAGAGTATGCAAAAACTTCTATGACATTAGAGAATGGAAGTCGAATAGGCATTACAACTACCACAGGTACTTCTCTTTTT